GAGATAGATTTACACTCATTTTAATATCCTCGAAAAAGAGATTTAATTTAAAAGTTTTTCAAGGTTTTCGCTGAGTACCCAGTAAATTGGTCAGCATCCAACCTAAATTTACCGAGCCTATGGAGATAGGGTATTCGATGCGCCTATTATAACACCGAACACCCATACTTGTAAATGTTATCCGCCAAACGATGCAATTAGCTGTTGAACTTTGCGCTCATGGTTAGGATCAACACTTCTAAGGAACTGACCATTCTCATGGCGTTTAAACATTTCTGCCTCTACATCTGCCCATGTTAAGCCTTGTGGATGCTCACCACCTTCGATAGGTAGTTTGGCAGGGACAGTAGCTTTAACAATAGCTTCGATTAACTTAACACTTTCAGCAGTTGTTACCAAGTCTTGCACTTCTGTATAAGTATCTGCATCTAAGTTATTTTTCAAAAACCCTTCTACAGTTTTTAAGCGTTGCGTAGCATTATCACCTAGCTTCGCCATTTCTTGTTCAGCAGTAATTTCTTCAACAGCTTGTTCTTGTGCTGTTAAAAGTTCCCATGCACGACCATACGCTTCTTCAGACATATTAGTGTCTTTAGCAAACTCAGTTAGTTCAGCGAGTAACTGATCATCTTCATCTACACCTTCAGGAGCAGTGTAGCCATCTTTAGGCGCACCTTTAAATCCACCAAACTTTTTCTCTAGTTCAGTGTATGCTTTGGCTTGTTCTGCTACTGACTGGTACTTGTCTGCTTTGTACCACTCGGGGGTTTCACCTGTACCTTTAATACCATCAGCTAGAAAATACTCGTTCTCACTTAACGTGGGTTCAGCATTGTCTAACAAGGTATCAGAAGTAGCTTCTTGTACTTCGGCTTGTTCGTCTGACATATTAACCTCTTACTTTAGCTTGTTGTATTAAATTGATCACATACTTAACTACTCCAGATTCACCATTATGGTAAGCCGCTTCATAGTCTACGTTCTGTGATTCAAAGGGGGTATCGTTGCCATAGATAAAACGAGACGTTAAATCTTCAAGGACTTTCTTTCCTTCAGGCGTAGAGAAACAGCCATTGTATGCCTTTGCTAACTCAATGGCTTTAACTCGTTGTTCTTCTGCGTACTTAGACTTAGTTTCCGTAGAAGCCTTGTCTATGTTGTTCCAACTCAAAGCGTAGTTTGTCCTTGCATTGGTGGCTCACCTGCTGACATATCTTGTTGTGCCGCTTCTGCACCTGCTTGTATTACAGCCTGCTTTTCTGACTCACTTCTTACAAGTGCGGCAGGTACGCCTGCTTTATCTGCAACCCATGTACCAAACTCTTCAAGTTTAAATCCTATCTTAGCTTGGTCTGGACCTGCATTCTGCAACACAAACTGAACAGCTTGTTGAACAGTAAGTATATCTTCAGCATCCTGTTGTCTTGCTAACGGTGACATAAACTTAATATCAATATCTTTACCGTCTAACTGTATTGGCTGTATAAGCCCTCTACGAGTTAATATAGCAACAACACGCTTTATAATAGGGATTAATACTTCAGTTTGCAAGCGTCCAAACGCAGAACCTATGCGTTTAGCTAACTCTCTTGACTCAATAGCTACCTCTGTAGCCGATCTCACAGCCCCTGTGGGGTCGCGCAGATCATTAAATAAACACTTTTTAATGTTCATTTGTAAGTCATTAATAACAAACTGCGATAATTGTAGATTAGCACCAGTATCTAAGCGTCTCAATGATGGATTAGCGTTGTTGTTAGAACCAACTGGAATAACAACCCCCGGGCTTATACTAATATTGTAGGGGTTTGTAACGCCATCATCCGTAGCAGTGTACATACCTGCAAGGTCAATAGCCGCTTTTTGTAGAGTAAACTCTTTAGCTTTGTTTAAAGATTTAACATCAGGCAATGCTTGTAGTGCGGGTCCACGACCACGAATCTCACCTGCTACTTTAGAGTAACGACCAGTAACCCATGGAGATGTAGTTCCGAAATCTTGCATCCAACTTATATAATCTTCTTTGCCAACCCACAAGCAACCATAGTACGTTTTAGATTTTGGCAAATAAACAACACCCTCATAAGCCTTAACCATGGTCTCAGGCTTGTCTTTAATTACTTTAGCCATTGATGGGGATGCTTTGAAACCACGCCACTTACGCTCCAACGTACCTGCTTTAACTTCAAATCTACGCCAGTGCGTCTCTACGTTTCCTTGTGGTCCTTCTTCAAATGCAATACCTTTTTGTGGAATAGCACTAAACACTAAAGGCATATCATCATCTTCGTCTTCATCTATGCGAAGCGTACCTGTACCAATTAAAAGGTCTAAAGAATGCTCATAAAACTGTGTTGCAAAGTTTGATCGGTTAATGTAATCGAACACTTCTTCTGCTTGCTCTTCTAAGTTACGCTTTATATCTTCTTCTGACACATCAAAGTTGCCAGACTCAAGTAGTTTTTTAACGCGAAGAGATGGCTCAAACGTAGCCCAACGTGACCATATAGGAGCAATGTTTTCTTGTAACTTACTAGCACCTTGCTGGATGGCTTCTAAAGCAGTAGAGTCGAAGATTTTATCCATCTTCTTTTGACCTGCCATAGTAGTTTCAAACAAATTTCTGTTAGGCAAAAAGTATTCGTATGCGTCATCTAGCTGATCGTGCCAGTGTGTAGATTTCTTAAAAGCATTAGCTTCCCGTTTTTTGAGATCTTGTAGCGACCCAAGCTCTGAGGGTAGTTTCATTTGCGTGAACCAAGTAGTTGTCTAGCCTTTGCCGCGCCCTGCGTAGCTTTTACTTCATTGAAAATTTTTGCTCTTCCGCTTCTACTTGTAGCAATGCCAAAAGCGTATAGAGCTTTATCAAAAATATTCGCAAATTTCATTTTTTGTTTTTTGCTATGTTTAACATCTTTTTGCTGTAATACAGTCTCTTTTTTAAGCCCAGTTAATAATGATTTAGCACCTAATTGTCCACGCGCCTGTGCTTTAAGCATTCGTTCTGTTTGCATACGTTCGCGTCGCAAACCTATATTTGTGCGTTTTTCAATAGCCTTTTCTTGGGCTGTAGGTTTTGGTGGTTTTGGTTTTTTTGATTTGCCGCCCATGTTATTTCCTCATGTATTTTAGTAGTTGGTATGGTGTCCAAATAAAAGGTTTGTTTATTCCTAGTATTTGCTTTGTATGCCCTACACAAGTATTTAGCATAAATAAAAAGCGTTTACACTTTTTAGGCTTATAACTTAGAATAAAATAATTATCCTCAATTATACCATTTTTTGCATCAATCGTGTACAACTCATAATCATTTGTTGACTTACCGCAAACAATTAGCTTATCTATTGCTGGTTTTACCACATAGCAGTGCCTAATTCCTTTTTTTAAAAATGGACTCCACCAGTTAGATGTGTCATCTTTGAACACCACATACACTTCAGAAGACACTGAAATTAACCTTTGCTTGTGTTGGCTTAGTAAATCTACCAGTGCCACGCAGTGCTGACTTACCTTCCCCCTCTCCTTGTAGTGCATACTCTAAGGCTTCTACAGGGTGAGAGTATTCATTCTTATCTGGTTCATCAGTGTAGTGTTCGCCAGACTTTTGTACTCTGCGATAGCAAAATCCACCTTGTAAGCCCTTACGAATCATAGAGGCTTTGGGTAAGACAGTGAATCTAGGCTTGCCATCCATACACATTTCTTTCATAGGCACTTCTAAGGCGGCTCTACGCTTTAATGGGTCATTTGAGGCAGTAGGTTGACAAGGAATACCTGCGGCTCGCATTATCTGGAATGGCGTGTCGCTGTTTGATTGGTTTTTGTTGTTGCCAGAAGGATCACCCCACCCTTTAAACTCGTGGTCAGGGTATTGATCTTCAATGTATCTTTTAAGTGTAGGTGCAAAATCAACAGCACCAGAGTCGGTAAGAACCATTTCATCGAAACATATCCACCTTCCTATGGAAGTTCGTTGTAAAAACGCACATGCAGGTGTACGACCAAAGTCAAAGCCTAAGACGATAGGGTAGTCAAGGGATGGCTTAAACTCATCCATGTGTTGACAATGGACGCTATCAGTGTACATAGGATGCACAGGCTTACCATTCGATACAAATCCGTATTCATTAGCTAAATTTACCTTTATCCAGTCATTAGACTTACCATTAAGACCACGCTTGTAGTAGCCCTCTGGTAGGTTCTTCAAGTTTTCGGCTTCAGGGTTTACTATCCATTCTTCTCCTTCTTTTAAAACACCACCTGCCTGCCTAAAAAATGACCAATCTTCAGGACGTTCTATTTCAGCAAGTTTAAAATACCAGTGGTCTTCATCAGGGGCGTTAGAGTCACCAAGCATTCCATGATGTGTAGGACGCACACCTTCTTTAGGAGAGGGGTAACGACCATGACGTAGGTCTAACATGTCTAAAACAGCCTTAGAATGCTCTTTAGTCTCGTTTAACCATACCCAAGTAGTCTGGATACCCCTTGCTTTTTTAACGTGTTCAGGTCTGTCAAAGGCAATAAACACAACATCACACTCAACCTCTGTACCATCTTCTAGGTTGAAACGCATAAAGTGTGTTGGTGGTTCTTTGTTACCTTGTTTGAAGTCACCTAGTTCCCCATGTATTTCTAACCAGTCTTTAATGGTTGTAGAGAACAGTTCAGAATAGGTATTACGAGCCGCAATAACTCGTGATAGACGTTTATTGTAGTTCTTGTGTTCAGGGTCAGATACAGGTTCTTGTTCACAGATAAGGTCTAACAGTTTGAGTATACATTGAACAGTCTTACCAGAACCCAATGGACCCATGATAAAGGAGTTTCGTGCGCGACAATCAGAAAAGTCTTGGAGAACTTGTCCCTGTGGGCATAGATCGTATTGTATTTGGCTCATTTTTTCTTACCAAATATCTTGTCCCAGTTGTCTTCGTACTTCTTACGCGTTTCATTTGTCTCAGTTCTACGCTTACTACCCTTGCCACCATTTGCTTCAGGGAAGTGTCTATCTCTAGTAGCCTTATCTAACTTATGTAAGTGACTCATCTAACTCATCCTCAAAGTTTGCAGACATCTTATCATACACTATGTCTAATATTTCTCTCATCAACATTTCATCCTTGTCGACTAAGGCATTACCAAAACTCTGAATCAACTCTAACTCAGTGTCACTAACGTATTCATCGCTTTCAATCATAATCATCGTAACCTTCCAAAGTATCTCTTAATATTATATGTTTACAAAGGTCAATATAGAATAGCGTTTTTTCGTCGATTAGAGAGCTTGCAACCTCAACCTGACCCTCTTCTATAGTAATCATAATTAAATCGCCTGTAAAGCCCTCTAAGGGCGTTTTAGGGTCTTTCATGTCGGGTCTTATAGGGGTGACTTTCATATAGCTCCAATTTTTTTTTGAGAGGGACATATATATACTACACACGCGCGCCTTCGGGGAGGGGGGTCTATTCCCCGCTATCGTCCTTATTATCGTCTTGCAAACCGTCGAATCGTTTTCTCTGGAGCGAAACTGTTACGCCTGTATCTCCACTCATTTCTACTGCCTTTAA